ACAGAGTGTGTTATATATAATTCTACTCATTTCTATGGGATAGGACACCCATACGCAAAACTACTCAGTAGTGGGAAGGTTGATGTAATAGTATTACCTTGGGAAAGAAATCCTGAAAAAAATAAGGGGCTATACCGAAGTCCAAGCTATGATGTAATTGAGATTAAGGATATTGATTATTATAAAAAATTAGCTCCGGCAGCTTTTGAAAATATTAAAGCGAATGAGCCATTCAAGTTGAGCACATTTACGAAGGAGTCGCTAACACTTCCAGAGGATGAAGCAAGCGTCCTTAAAAACATAAGCTTTATCGCCGATGGAGGCGACACTAATGAGGGGGGTTGGAGAAGTGTTTGGTACGATGCGGAAGAAAAGAAACGAACTCGAAGGGGTATGGCACAAAACGTTGACCGCAAACCTATGGGAGCGGGTGCAATGTTTTTCAACCCAGCAGTTTTGCGGAGGATTCGTTTAGAGACTATTCAACCTGCGAAATACAAAGGTGAAATTCAGTTTACATTAAGAACTGATGGTAAGAACCAGATACCAAAAATTTTACAGCCACATTTTAAAGAAGGTGGGCGTGGGAGATTTAGATGGTGGGGTAAATTGGTAAATGGTAGACCAGACCAAACACATAACTATATTGTAGCTTGTGATATAGCAAGGGGGATGGGTTCTTCAAATTCTGTAGCACAGGTAATAGATACAAATACAAACGAGCAGGTTGGGATTTGGGTTTGTCCTAATACGACACCAGATGCTTTTGCAGACCAAGCCGTGGCAATTTGTATGTGGTGTGGCGGTTTAACAAGGAAGGCTTTTTTGATTTGGGAAGAAAATGGTCCGGGCGGGGCTTTCGACCAGAGGCGGCGAAAGCTTGGTTATAGCTTTGTTTATATTCGTAAAAATGAAAGAGCAAGAACGAGAAAAAAGAAGCAGACTTTTGGTTGGCACTCAGGAAGAACAGAGAAGTTTGATTTACTGCAAGAATTGGATTTAGCTTTAGCTCGTGGATTGCAAACTAAACCTAATGACAAGTTTGTGATTATACATGATAAAAATACCTTATCTGAATTGGAAGCATACATTACTTTTGAAAATGGTTCAATAGGTCCTTCTGGTATTTCAGAGGACGAAGGCTCTGGGGCTAAAGCAGCACACGGTGATAGGGTTATTGCTTTGGGATTGACAATTTTGGCTATGAAAGAACAGGTGAAAGCCGCTGTGGTAGAGTCAAAGAAAGTGCCAAAGAATTGCTTTGCTTATCGTTTTCAGCAACGACAAAGAGCGTTAAATCAACCTGATTATAACAGGAAGTTTTTAGTATAATGACTTGGCTGCGAGATTTTATATCTAAATTATTTGCTTGGTTTCCAAGATTATATTACATCAATCCTGATGAGGGGGGTGTGAGAATAATTTTAGGGAAGTATTATAAATTAAAAGGTCCAGGTTGGTATATTTATTGGCCGGTTATTCATCACATGTGCGTAATTGCTGTAGTTCCTATGGTTAAAGATTTAAGGGGTCAATCACTTCTTACAAAAGACGGTAAAAATGTTTTAATTTCAGGTGCAATTACTTATAAAGTTTTAGACGCTTCCAAGGCAATTCTTGCAGTTCAAGATTACGAAAAGTCTTTAATGAATACTGCCCTTGGTATAATTACAGAGTTTGTTGCTTCAAGAACAAAGGAGGAGTGTAAAGAAATTCATGCTTTAAAGGATGAGATACTAAGAGGGTTGAGGGAAGAAGCCTCTGGTTGGGGGTTAAAGATTATGAAAGTAGCTATTACTGATTTGGGGGATACCAAAAACATTAGGATTGTTGGGGATAGTTACCGAGAAGCTGCGTTGAAAGATATTGTGGAAAGCTAAAATAAATGAGTGAAATAAATAAACCAAGTGTAAGACCTTTTGTAGTTCGAGTTCAAGATGCTGTTAAAAAATGGCAAAAAATGATGGATACTCCTTTGAAACATAGACAAGCAATGCTGGAACAGTATGCTTCTAATTATTATAGCGAGACGAAGACTGAGGGTCATTTATTAAATTTGACGGATAGAGCCGTAAGTATTGTTGTTCCTTACTTGTCTATGGCTAATCCAAAGATTATTGTACGTAGTAGAATTCCGCAGATGAGGCCCTTAGCTCATACGATTGAGTTGGCTGTAAATCACTTAATTGAAGAAATTAGATTTGCGGAATATACGTTAAGGCCAGCAATTTTTAATTCGATGTTTGGAATGGGGATAGTAAAAACTGGTATAATGCTTGCCGAGGAAGTTGAGTTTATGGGCTACTTGCACGATATTGGACAGGTTTATACAGATGTTATTGATGATACAGATTATATTGGTGATGTATCTGCCAGAAATCGTGAGAACTTTGAAATAGAGGGGCACTTTTATCATTTACCAACAGAGTTTGCAAGGGATTTTTTTAGTAAAAAACATGCTGATTTTATTCAACCTACCCATAAGTTACACGGGGACGAGCACCCAAATACAGTAGCTAAGCCGGGATTTCTGTCGGAAGATTTTTGTACTTTGAGGGAGTGGACTCGGTTCATGGATATATGGCTACCTGATGAACAAGTAACTATTACTATCTTGCCGGAAGGCTACAGGCATATTTTACGAACAGTAGCGTATGAGGGGCCGGAAGGTAGCCCTTTTGATACGCTATCTTATAAATGTTTTCCAGGTTCGCCAGTGCCAATTCCACCGGCTTGGGGATGGACTGATTATGATACTGCTGCGAATATTCTTGCAAATAAAATGAGGCAACAGGCAGAAAATGAGAAAACTGTTACAGCTTATTCTGGGGAAGCTGCGGAAGATATGGACAATGTTGCAAAAGCTGGAGACCGGGAAACTGTTCGAGTGAACGATGTTACGGCTATGCAACAAATCCAGTTTGGTGGTATAAATCCAGATAGTTATAATTGGTTGGGTTTTTTGGAGCACCAGTTTTCTGTCTCAGGGGGAAACTTATATACTATTGGTGGTAGAAGTGCACAAGCAAAAACACTTGGTCAGGAACAAATGTTACAATCAAATGCTGCTCGAATCTTAGAAGATATGTCAGGGCAGGTACATAAGTTTACAGAGTCAATTGTACGTAAATGGATTTGGAATTTTATGAGCGACCCGTTGATGCAAAGACACGAAATAAAAAGAATTCCTGGGGTTGCCGAGGTAGAGGTTGTTTTTGACCAAGCCGCTAAAGAGGGTGATTTTAATGACTTTGTGTTTGAAGTACAGCCATATTCAATGCAAAAGTATCATCCTACTCTTGAGTACCAAAAGACAATGTCATTCCTTACAGGATGGGTGATTCCAATTGCACAGATGGCAGCACAACAAGGATTGACATTAGATATTGATACTGTTAATCGGGATTTAGCAAGATATTTAGATGTGCCCAATATTGATTCCTGGTTTAGGTCGGCTGTTCCGAGTAATCCAGGTGGTCCAGGCCCTTATCAACCACTTCAGGGTCAAGTCAATCCTAAGACTGGTGGAGGTGTGCAGGATGGGCGAATGGGGGATAATAGTAAGGCCAGTCGGGAAGCTAACTTAAATCAACAGCAAAATCGGGCGTTTATGAGTTCAAGTAAACCAGTAAGTTAAAGGAGATGAAATGAAGAATGTTAATTGGTTGTTAGTAATTGTGTGTATTTTATCATTATCACTAATAGGTTGTAGGAGTTTTCTCGATAGGTTGACTCCGGCAGAAATTGCAGAAATTAGTGTGGATTATTCTGGTTTGGATATTCCTGTTGTATTAGAGGATATTGGTTCTTTGAGGGATGCTCGCAAGGTACGGGATGCCATTATAATTAACCACCGAACTCAACAGTTAGACCTTCTGCGGTTGGCTCAAGATGACGAGCTTAGATATAAGGATGCAATTGGGTTTATTGAAATGTCTATTGCTGCGGCAGAAAACTTACAAGATTTAATTGTTGGTTCAGAAGGAGAGCCTTTTAGTATTCTTGGAATTCTTGCTGGATTTACTGGTGGAGCGGCAATTGGCAAGATGTTGAAACGCAAGGGAGATTATAGTCCGGCTGAAGTAGCTGAGGAAATTTCAAAGGTTAAAAATGGAACAGCTTGATTTATGCCAAAGTTGTAAGTTAAGTCGGCATTGTGATTTACATCGAAAAGCTATTGGATTATCCAAGCGAGAGAAAAGAACTTGGAAATGTAAAGAGTGTGTAGATTATAAGGAGAGATAGCAGTGTTTACAGATAG